CATCTACAGTTAGATTAATTTAATCTTTTTTCAATATTGGAGTAAATCTCCATTCCTTCGTCAGTTTTAAACCAAGCGGCTAAAGCTGAATAAGGATGTTCATCAAAAGGAACATTCATTAGTTTTCTACCATTAGAAGCCCAAGTAAAAGTTCTTTGATCAGAAGATAAATTTATTATACCTAATTCTCTAGCTTTTATACCAAAGTTTCTAAGTACAACGTTTTCATCATTAACTAATTCTAAGAACAAATCTGGATTTCTTTTAGCGTATAATAATAAATCTCTTTTAAGCTCTTTAGAACTCATCTCTGATACTTTAGAACCAACCTCAACCCGCATAATAGCTTCTGCCATGTCTATATCCATGTTTTTAGCCGCATTTAAAGCCTTTATTTCTAATTCTAAAACATCCACCTCATTAGCGGCCTCAACCTCTGGCATGCTTTCTTCGAACAGTGTGCCGTTGTGTGGATGGTATAATGATAATAGTTTTTGAAGAACTGTTTTGTTTTTAGGAACAAATAGAGATCCATTCTGAAATATAATATGCTCTAATCTTTGTTCGCCTTGCATCTCGTCTACAAAACAAGTTCTTTGATTTGAAGTATATTTTAATTCTCTTTCGTAACCAACCTCTTCATCAAACCAAAATATATTACTACCTCTTATTAAATAAGTTAATGGTGATCTACCATGTTTTAAGTAATACATTCTATCTTTTACTTCCCAGCTATCTTTTTTCTTTTTTGGTAATGGTTTTTCCATAACCGGTGTTTCAACTTTTGGTTGTTCTACAACCGGTGGAGTTGTTTCCACTTCTGTTTTCTTTGTTTTTTTTGCCATAATATAATATATAATAAAATTAATAAAAATAAAAGGCCGAGGCCGAAGCCCCGGTCTTTTAAAATAATTGTACTTAGTTCATTAACATGAAGTTATTAGCACCTTGAGTAATTAAACATCTTTCAGATAAATAGTGAACAGACATTTTATCATCTCCAGAAGTTAGAGCGCCTACAGAACCTGTAACCCAAGTTTTGTATTTTCTACTTTCTGTTTGAGAAGCTTTATATCTAACATGTAAGAAAGGACGTTTCATATTTTTCCCTAGTTGCTCATCGTATACAGATGATACACCAGCAGGAACAACAACCCCACGGATATTAGTAACAGTGTCATTAAGACCACCTCTAGTACCTTTATCGTTTAGATATTTCCAATCTGATTTGTAGAAGTCATAAGAACCTCTTCGGAATCCTGAGAATCCTAAATTAAGCGCCATGTCTTCAGAGTTGTTAAATACTCCGTAAGAAGTACCACCAGCTCCGTAAGAATTCATAGAAGCTAACATGTCATCCATTGCTAAAGCAGTTGCTCTATCAACAAACATCATGTTTTCTTCAATAGCACCATTTTGATCAAATACAGCTAAGATAGCGTCAAATTCAGCTAAATCAGTAGCAGCGTTAACACCAGTAACACCAGTTGTTTGATGACCTCTATTCTCAATAGCTTTAAACAAACCTTCTGTACCAGCATCATAACCAGTAGTAGAAGCATCTAAACCTAAACCTGTATTTTCAACAACAGAATCAGCATGAGCTAACTCACTTTCCATCATTGCCATTTCTAGGTAATCAGAGAAACGAGCTCTAGTATCACCGTCAGCTTTTAAATACCATAAGTAACCGTTTTGTCCGTCTTCACCTGAAACTTCAACCCAACCGATATTACCAGCATCAGAACCTGATACCTCGTACATATCTTTTAAGATGATGTGTTTGTTAGAGTGAGACTTGAAGTTAGCGTTGTTACCTCCAGTTCTAGCACCTGTACCTTTAGCGAATTCAGATCCGTAAACCATTATTCTATAAGCTTCAGCACCAGCACCATCAGAGAAACCTGCGGTATCAAAGTTAGCAGCACCATAAGGAAGTACAGTTATATTGTTAGTTGCAGCTGCAACAACAGAAACGTAACCTCTTAAAGTTAACGAAGAATTAGATATTAATACTTGATCACCAACTCTAATACCATGCGTACCCGCAGTAACAGTGTTTCCATCCATATCTTTTATGATTGTAAACATGTTATCAGATGCATCGTCGTTTCCACCAACTGCATCCTCACAAGTTGCTGTATAAGTTAAATGTAATCTACCTTGTTCAGACCATACAACTCTGTCTGATGATGAAGCTTCCTCAGCTCCGACTTGGGCTAAAAACCCTGAAATTGTTCTTTTACCATAAACCTCTGCTTCTTTTTCCATAAGGTCTGGTAAGTATTGTTGTGCCCATGCGTCTCCAGCTCCTGTAAAATCTACATAATTTGTAGAAAGAGTTTGTTGAGCCACACTAGCTTTTCCAAATACTCCACTTGCACTTGTAATTGCCATTTTGTAATAATTTTAAATTGTTATTTTTGATTTTTATTTTTAAACTTAAAACCAGAAGAATTATCACCTAGCACCTTGAACTTCATACCACCTGCTTCAATTTTTCCATGACTTTGTCTTGGGTTCATATCTACATTTTTGGCCTTAGCAACACTATCTTTCATAGCATCAGCTTTTCCTTGTTCATAAAAGTGTTTCGCAACAGCATCCGCGTTCATTGCTGTATATAGAGATTTGTGATAACCCTTAGCATCTGATAATGTAGAATTTTTATCCAAAAACTTTTTGGTAAAATTATTTATATCGCTCTGAGCATTTTTAACCTCTTCAGCATTGTTTACGTTGAATCTGTATTTTTTATCACCAACATTATATTCAAAACCTTTGAACTTGTCGTTAAAAACTTGATTAGTTTTTTGTGTGAAAATATCAGAATTCTTTTTAACTGTTTTTTGAGTTGCTTCTGACTCTTTGTTATATCTATTGAAGAAATCTATAGCCTTTTGTTGCTCGGTTGTGAGTTTTGATCCAGCTTTAATTTCATCATAGTATTTGGACTTCTGCCCGTCCAGATGGGCTCTAGCGTTGGCAACTTGCTCTTTTAACGCTAATTTCTTTCTTCGTATATCTCTTTCTTCATCAACTTCTTCATCATAAGAGAACGAATCTTCCATAAGGAAGTTAATTTCTTCACTATTTAAATGAGGTTTTGTTTGCTTATAATATTCATATAATACATTTTGATCATCTAGTTTTGAATAATCTTGATTAAGTTTAACATAATCATTTAAATCTCCACCAGTTTCTTCCATAAAGTCTATTAACTTTTGAATATTTTCTGGTAATGGTTTACCGGTAGCCTCAGCTTCAGCAACTGCTTCTTCAATTTTTTCTTCAACTTCTTCAACCTCTTCTTCGGTAATCTCTTCTAATACTGGAGTTTCTTGTGTTTCAGCTTCCGATTGTACTTCTTCTTGTTCTTGTGGGGAGTCGGCATTTTCAGACTCTGCAACCACTCCGCTGTCGTCAGCGTTATCTTCTTTAGTTTCATTTTTTTCTTCTTTTGGTGTTGGTGGTTTATTTAAATCTACTTTTATAACACTATCGTCACCAGCAGATTCAAACTTGCTTTCATCAACTTTTTCCACGTGCTCGTCACCTGGATCACTTTGATTTGTTTTTGGTGTAGTTTCTTCAACTACTTCTTCTAATTTTTCTTCCATAATATAATATAATAATAATTAATAAACTCTATCTAGGCTCAAAGCTATCTAAATTAAACCCGCTGCCTAGTATATCATTACCTGCGGATTCAAAGTTTTTAGGTGG